TTTGTTAGTGGGAGTTTTCCAGATGGTAGTGTGTATGATGTTAATACATTATTACTAACGATCAAAGATGGTGGTGATGATGTTTGATAGTATATGTCATACGTTGTTGCATCTCCCTCCGGATGTCCACCGGTCCATGAAATATTAACATCCCTATGTTGATCGATTGCGGTATCTATTGGAATTGGATTTGATGGTATATTTGGTGGTAATGAAACGAATGTTTCTCTCCCATTCCCACCGTGGTATCTAAATGTAACTTCCTCTGGTGATAATTTTTTATCATATACAACTACTTCATCCAAACGACCATACCACCAAGGAGTTGGTCCATCCGTACTTCCTATTTGAAATGTCCCTGCATTCAACATTGAACCAGTTATTAACGTGCCGGTGCCGGGTACTACCGTTGGTGGTTCAATACCATCAACATACATTTTAAGTCCAGAAACGGCACTACTACCATCATATGTTATTATAAGATGATACCATATATTATTATTGTATGTCGCAGCAACAGTTTCCCTTCTTAAATAAGTTCCATATGCGAAACCTGCACCATTGACTAAATCAATTCTTAATATTCCATTTAGTATATATAATCTATAACCTTGAAATATTCCAGCATTTAATTTTCCTCTTGACATAATAATTTTTGATGATGGTGCAACTGGTGCTTTAAACCAACATTCCAAACTGAATGAATTTGTTCTTTCAAAATTTGCTATATTTCCACAATCTCCATATGTTCCTGGTGCTATACCGGTGGTGAATTTTAAACAATTATTTAATTTTCCTGCTTCCCGTATATAATCTGCACCGATTATTGTCCCATTTCTACCATTACCGGATGAATCTGCAATATCAACACCAATCAATTCATTAAGATGCCATACTGCATAAAGATTTGGAACTAAATTAACATATGTCATTCTATTTACCGCATCCTATGTTTGGCATTCCTATTTGTTCAATTAATGTTTCATATCTCTTTATAAAACGATTAGAATCTATTCTCAATTTTTCTTCATTTGTTTGTAAGTCTGCAAGTGTTGCCTTATCTAAACTATTTAACGATATTAAAATTTTATTCGCTGTTAAATATGCTACCGCCTCACGCATTATGTTCTGATTATAGGACTCCGATCTAACGCAGTATGATACCATCGCCTTTCTTATGTCCTTCGGTACTGGTGTATCGGTAATTGTTTTAAGTGTGACGATACCGATATTTGAATCAAGAACAACAACATGACCTATTTTATTATTACCGATTGAATCTATGTAATGAAATGTAACATCCTCACCGCATGTGAGTTCTCCGAATCCTGTTATTTGTTCATCACCATTAAAATCCGCAAGTGGATATTCTTTTAATTTGAATTTAACATTCGTTCCATTGAATCCCTCATTTGTTTCAGGATTACACAATGGTGTCTCATCACTATGTAATTCATATATTGTATCTAATGTTTCTATATATGCATTCCAAGCGATTAACGCTAATTTATAATCCGATATATCATTCTGTTGTAAGAATCCTGATAATTCTCTCACTCGTGAAGTTATGTCCCAAGGGAACAGAACGAAATTAAAATTAAAAATAGTATTTTCATTTAATGTCTGAATTTTTATACTGTATATTCCAAATGGTGAATTTGCCGGTGTTGCAGATATTTGATAATTATACATATAAACACCAACTGCCGTTTTTGTCATTGCAGCACTCGTTATTAGATTTGAACCACATGGGTTTATAATTGAAATACTAACAGAACTAGGATCACAGAGTGCATTTGTTAATATGTCTTTTATATTAATTTGAGTGAATACGTTGTCTCCTCTACTATAGACCCCTTGTTCTTTTGTTTGTACAATCAAATACCGTTTCATCCTAAATTCCCCCATTCTATTTCATCGTGACAGTTCGAACAAAGTAAAATACATTTGTTCATTTCAATTAATATTTTTTCTAATCCAATTGAATTCAATGATGTAACAGTAACATTGAATTTTTTATCGTTTCGATTAACATGGTGAAAATCCAATGCCCTATGACATTTGTTATATCCACAAATTGAACATCCGTTTATTTTTAATTGTTTCATTATATCTATATTTTTTAATCTGTTATTAATTGAATATTGTTTAACTTTTTTTGGATTATTTTTCCACCATTGTTTTTGATATTCAGTTTGCATTTGGATACTTCCATTCATATATTAATTTTGCTGCTAAAAATACTGGAAAATATATATTCATTAGTTCGTCTCTTGTTTTCGTTTGAAAATTTGTAACACCATCTCTTATTTGTAATATTCCAGCACCTTCTAGTTTCAATCCCGTTTGTTCCTCAAAGGCACTTACATATGCAGCCATCTGAATCCAATATTCATCGTAAATCCCTCTCGATGTTTTCCAATCAAGAATATAAAGTTTACCATCGAACATTCCAATATAATCTGCCGTTCCAGCGTATTGATATTTATCAGACCATAGATGTTGTTCCAATGCATCTGGTTTTACTTCATGTTTTCCTTGCCATTTCTCGAATAATTCAATACTCTCAATTAATGATGGTTCGTAATTCGATTTACTCAATACCTCATTTTTCAAGGTTACTTCAATCAATTTATGTAGCGTTGAACCGAATCCTGCACGTTTATGTAGAATTTCCTTTGCTTTTACTGCACCGGTCTTTGCGTACCAATTTCGAAGTTCTGGTTTGTCAATGATACTATTGATCCTAGTTACTCGTGCAAATTTCTTCCCCTTTATCAGATAATAATTATCTGTACATATGAACTCCGCAGGAGTTTTAATTAACCATTTGGTTTCTGTCATATATTCTTCTCGGGTGTCGAACACCGATGTATTCCACTAAAGAATTAAAGAGAGGGAATTACCCCTCTTTGTTTTAGCAACGCAATGGTGTTTTAACGAACCCAATTGCACCGGCATCGAGTTCATCGATACCCACGTACATGTGGATGGCAACAGTGGTTGAATCACAATCGATATTGCGATCCTGTTCCATCTTGGGTTTCATACCCCATCCTTCTCCAACGGCTCGACTTGAATCGATGACCACGGCGATTGTGTAGTCCGTTACAGTTGAGCAAGCGTTGGCACAGGGGAATTCAATAACACTCAAAGTTCCGATCTTGGAAAGTTCATTTCCGTTCATGGAAATTTGAAGTCCTTTTGAATTTACTGCTTCCCTGTATTTGAAGTATGCGGCAACAGTTGGTGCTAGGATGATAAAATCGGGATGGTATCCAGACTCTCTCATTTGTGCTTCGAGTTGAACGATTGCATCGTATATATTAACTGCTTGCATACAGCAATCATCGAGACTCGGACCAGAGCAACACTCTGCCATGTGGATGTGACTACCGGCTGCGGTTATTAGTTGACTGTAAATTTCAACATCAAGTTGTTCCGCAAGACCAGATGCCATATCTTCTAGAATGCCATCTTTCACAACATCTCCAGCGAGTTGAAGATCGAGTTCACAAATTTCAGCGAGATCACCGTATGAATCAAGTTTCAATTGAACTTTGGTGAACGAACTGGAAACACAACTTAAACACTCACACGGACTCAATGGACCTTGTGCGGTTCTCTTTCCTCGGATACGGATAGAGACTGTATCTCCCTTTCCTCTGGTGAAGTCAACGCCACGTACTGTCACTTTACCGGCAAGGAATCCCTTACAGTAGAATGCAGACCAGATCAGGTCAGAGAACACTTCATTTGGTGTCCAATCAGATACGTCATTGTCACAACCGGTGTCGGAATCACTGAATTCATATCCGGTTTGCCAGTTTACACTACCGTATTCAACGGGTTTGTAATTGTGGCGTTTCAGAAATGAATTTCGGAAACTTCCGAGTTTGTTCTCCGGTTTTTTTGTTAATGAACCAGATTCAACAATACCAGATGGTGTTTTTGAGTTGATTTCCTCTGCGACTTTGGCTCGGATTTTTAACTCCATCGCCTTCTCCGCTTCAATGCGAGCACTTTCAGCCATCTCTACTTTCATTTTATCTGCCTTTGCTTTCGTCAAAGCGAGTAATTCTTCCTCTGCTTTGGCTAATTCATCGTTACTCATGGTTTTTTTCCTCCTTAAGTTTATTTATTCTGTTTTTCAAATACGCAAATTTTTCTGCGTCTTTGGAATCACACTTCTCGTCAGCACCGCTAACGGGAGTTTCAACTTTGCATTTGCCATCTTTGCATTTGCAATCATCGCACTCATGGTTTACTGCAAGACCACAACCCTTGGTGCTATTGCATTCACCTTCTATGCAGGTTGTGAGTGCCTTCGGATATATATCATATAGACAGTCTATCATATCATCATCTTTAAATCCATATGATGAGGCATCGAAATTTAAATCCTTTGCCTTAATCCGTTTCGATCTTGCCATTATTGACATACTTACATTAGGTATCTTATTCGCTTCTTTATTGATGTCCACAAAAGATTTCCATGAGGCATATTTGGGTGAATTTTTATTAATATTCACGTTCATAGATATTTCCTTTGTTTGATCATTTGCGAATGCGTTGTTCTGATACCCAACTATGTAATCAATATTCTGACGTTTGAAAGGATACACAGTATCCGGGTAAGAAGTACCCATATGATTAAGATCGTGATATGTGCCATTCCATAAATCTATTGTTTGTTTCAATGATTCATATGGTACATAAACATTCTTCATCATCCGATCACCAATAACCGCAACTGCTTTAAATGTTGTCCATCCTTCTTTTGGCGTTTCGGTACTGGTTGCATTCTCTGTTTTTAGTGTGGCATAAACTGCGAATTCATGTAGAGAACATTCGAATGTATATTCCTTCAATTCCCCCATTTCCTCCACTTTTTCTGTCTTTTTTTCACTATCTTCTTGATGTTGTTCCCACATCGAATGACATATCGCTGCTGCTTGAGATGCATCCTTTGCGGTTCCTTCCTTAATAACAATTGGAATACATCTTGAAACATACCTATCTTCCGATTCCCCCTCACTTGGTTTTGGCATTATATCACCTTATTTCTTTAATAATTTTTGTAATCGTTCTTTTTGAATTCCCGGTACGTGGACAGATTCGGCAATTGATACAGTTCCGGGAAGAATTTTTCCTTCCTCTAGTTCCTTTCTCGTTTCATTTTTTGAATCTATCCAAACATTAACATGCCACTTTTCCGGTGGTTTAACATATGGTTTTATTTGTTTTCGTATTTCATCTGCATTCTTACATATTTCATCCAATATGTAGAAGAATATATCACGGTATGCGGTATCTTTATAACATACCCAAAGACCGAATTCACTCAAGTCAGCGACTATTCGTTTTTGCCAATCACACTTTACAAATTCAGATGCTTCTGTTATTATACTTGAAACTTTCCGTACTCCAAGATTACCACAGTTCTTCATATCATTGTGTATTGCTTCCGCACTTGCCGATTCCCCTAATTTTTTTCGTAGAAGATACATGGCAATTTTTACCACTCTCTTATCCGACTGGCTTAAGATCATTTCCATATTATTACATTTCCTTTTTTAACATTTTATTGAATTCATTTTCCATTGCTTTCTGTTCGGAATCTTTCTGTTCTTGTGATCCTGGGTATATTCCAGTTACTTTTTTAACTTCAAAATCTTTTGATTTTTCATTTAATAATTTTGAAACACGTAGTAATGATTCAACGAAATTATCTCGTCTGTATTCCAATGTTCCAGTAACACCCTGTTTCGCAAGTTCCAATCCTCTCAATTCGTCATCTAAATGTTTTAGAACTTTTGTTTTATCTGATTCAGCGTATGATATTGTTCGTGTTACTTGGATCATAACCGGTAATTTTAAAGTTCCATTTGCAACCTGTTCACGCCTTATTTTCAGCATATGTATTGCAGCATCATATTGTGCCTGTTGTTTTAATAGTGCCGCATATGTGTTACTGACATTAACCATTTCTTGTAAATTCTCACCGTCTTGTGATGTCAATGGTTGTACTACAACGGGTGGTTCGTTTGGTGCGATCTCTACGGATTTCTTTTTGTGTGCCATTTATTTCACCCACTGTTTTACCGCATCCACGAGAATGTTTAATTGACCTTTCGTGAAATAAACTTTTTGTCCCTTATCACTTATTGAATATTTTCTGCCTTCTTTTGCCAACACCGGGCAACATTTTCCTGGTCTACCACAAAGCATTATTTCTTCCATTTTTATTCATCTCCTTTTGAAATTACACTACCGAAAAAGACACTGTTTATTATAGTATCTAATTCGTTTAAAACTTGATATGCAGCAGGTCTTAAAAATGGGCGATACGCCGATTTACCAGACGTACTCGTTATATTTAACGGGTTATCTTCTGTCCCTGCCGGCATTCTATAAGTACCGTATTCATTATAAATAGCATATGGAATATCACAAACTAATTCGTACTCGTCTCCAGTTTTTTGCCATGTGATATTACTTTCCATTTTTCCAGTATCCTCTGGTGCGTATTTAAATGCCAATAACAATGTTTTTGATATTACTATGTTTAAAACCTGATCTGCTTTTTTTGGACTGGATATTTCCGATAGGAAATTTATGACTTCGTTTACTCCATCCATTGTGATTCGTACCATTCTATTCCTCTTTCTTGTCCTTCTCTTGCTCTGCGAGGACTTCTTCCCCGAGTTTCCGTTCTTTCTGTGCTTGCAACATTTTTAGTGCATCTATCATATCCTGTTGCCATTCGTCATCGTCTGAATTTTCTCTCTTTGCTGGCTTAACTAATCGATCAGGTGGGACCGGTCTTTCCGGTTCCGATGGTCTACGAGGAGGACTTTGTAATGGTTGTTCAACCGGTTTTACTTCCGGTTCAACATCGGGGTCTAAATCTATTTGACCTTCGGATATCATTCTTCTTGCCTCTTTTAATGTTATAATCGGTTGTTGTGCACTTCTTGCATTTACCGCAGCAGCGACTCGTTTTCCTAGTAAGTCTGCCTCTGCCATTTCATCGATATACGTTGTTTCCCATACGATTTCGTATTTATCAAAATCTCTGCCGTATGATTTAAACAACAGATCATATAATCTCTCAATGTGCGGTGTGTATACCAAATCTTGATTATCTTTAATGTCTCTATAATAATCTGAAAAACCTATCTCTGCACCAGTGACTCTACCTATTTCCACACCGAGTAATACTTGACGGGGTATAATTAATGCGGCAGATATTGCTTCCGTTATGTGGTCATAGAAAGGAGTTGGATTTATCGCTGCTGGATTTGTTACCTCAAGTTTGTATTTTTCAGAGAATGCGAAATAATTTGGATGTTGTTTCAATAGTTCCAATGCTTTCTTTCTCTCTTTCTGTTGCATTCCTTGCTTTGTTAATATTTGTGTTCCGTGTGAGAACCATTTTAAAATTTCACCGGTTGCTATGTCTATATCGGCAGATGATATTAATATGTTTCTTAATATATCAACCTTCGATACACCGAATGGACTGAATGGTAAATCAATTGTTTTTATGTGGATTAATCGATCTGGATGAATTGGAAAATCTTCTGATTTTTTAGAATTAAAATAATGGTAGTATACTTGAGTATCCTTGCCATCTGGATAATACATTTCAATTATATTTTCAGGGTTCAATACAATAACATCAATTGGTTCCGATCCGTACTCCACCTCTCTTTTTAATTTATCTTTACCTTCGATGTCCTTTTCTATGAATTTTATTAATAGGTATCCGTCACCCCAAATATCTGCACACATACCGCCTATTTTAAATTTTCTTTTTATTTGGGTTCTCTTTTCGAATCCTCTAACCAATAGTAAATCCTCTTGCGGTACTTTAATTCCATCATCACGTTTTATACTATTCCACGCCCGGAACGTGTCTGAATTTTTCTTTGTTATTCCCTTCATAAATAATGCAGACTGTAGTGCGAGTTCTCTACGTTTCTCTGGTGTTAATTCTCCATCGTATCTCGATCCGTATTCTGGAGGCAATGATAAATCATCCTCTATTGTCTGCGGAACCGGTTTATCCTGTCTTGTCTTTCGAATATATTTCGTTGCGAACTCATCAATACGATCTATCACTGTCATGTTGACCTCTTTCTTATCCAAAATCCACATCCAAATTCACAATCATCTATTATCGGATCATAATCTGTTAATGCATATCGAAGTGAATCTGCTGCGTGATCGTCATCTTTTAATGGTGTCTCACCGTCTCCTTTGTATCTGTATGATAATAAACTTCGAATAAGATTTGTGCATGGTGTATTAATAGTTATTCTATTATTTTTAAATGTTGATTGTAACTTTGCTATCCCCGGAGATACCGCATTGTTTGCATATGAGTGTACTTCCCCATTGTCAAATCTTCCTATTGGAACACCCAAATCAAAGCATTGTTTAACTAGGTCTGCTGCCGATGGATCACAATATACTTTTGTAAAATTATATTTTTTATGGAGTTGAGCAATTAATTTTGAAGTCTCATAAGATGATTTTTCACTCTCGTAGAATTCCTCAAGAACGAATAGATTATTATCTTTTGTTCTCATAAGAACGAGAATGCAGCAAGGATCACGAATTCCCCAGTCCACACCGGCGAAGTATCTGTCTATGTTATTGAAATTTTTTACATTGATTGGTCTTACGTGTTTATCTTGATTAAATACTTTATATATTTGACCGGAGAAAGCACCCCATTTTCCTTTTAAATATCTCCTAACCCAATCAGAATCATAACGTGATTCCATACTTTTAATATACTCCTCTTGGTTTGGAATTAATATATTATCATAGGTGCTTGTATCTACTGCGAAATATCCTGGTTTTTTATCCATATAGAAATATTTATAAATCCAATGGTTCTCCGCACCTGGATTTGTTGCGAGTAAGCCGAAGTGGAACGGGATATTTTCACCACGTAGTCTACCAATTAATTGTGTCATAACACCCTCTGGTAGATCAATTGGTTCATCCAATGCAAACCAGTCCAAATCCTTTCCAGCAAGATTTCTTTCGTTATCGCATGAACGGAACCATATTTCAGAACCGTTATAAAATACTATGTTCATCTTTCCCGGTGAGATTGTGAATGTTGCTAATTTAATTGGTATTCCCGCTTCATTTAATACTTCTTGATATTTTTCTATTTCCATGCAGAATTTCCTAAATACAACATCTCTAATTTGATTGTATGTTAACGATCCAACGAATCCAATCGATTTGGGGTAGTCGATTGCGGTCTTAATTCCAACGTGGGCTAGAAGCATTGTTTTTCCACTACCGAATGCACCACTGTATAAACCATAGTTGTTTATACATTTTCCATTTTCCCCAATTGTCTCTTTAAAAATAAGATCAAATACTTGCTTCTGCTTCGGCAAGAATTGCCGTGGTCTTGTTAAAATTATTTCATCTACTAGATCAGACATATTAACCTGCAGGTTATTTCGTCTTTATGGATAAGAATAAATCTTTCCTTAATAGTAATGTGGAAAAAACCATGTTTTTTCATGTTGTTATTTCCTTACCTACTATTAAACCACATTTTCTACAAATAACCTCACCATGAATTTTATCATATTCTATGTTTTTTTCTTCGATTTTTATTTTACAAATAGCACATTCATCATCAATATCCCAAGTTATGTGTAATATTTTATCATTTAAATGTTTTGATTCATCGTGATAATTTATATTTTTTTCATTGAACGAATGACCATGTCTTGATCTTTGTATTTTTGATAATTCCTTATTTTGTTCTTTTTTTATTTTTGAACCGCAATCATTACAATATTTTCTATTCCTTCCGGTATGTTTTCCAGGTGGTAGATTGCACCCACATAGTTCACAATAAAATTTTATATTTTTCAATTGATTTAAATCAACACGTATTACTTTTACCTCAAGTCCATATTTTTCCAATATTGATTTCATTTTTAATTGATCTTGTGTTAATTTTGAATCAAATGTTTTTACCTCAACAAAACATAATATCATTTTACCATTTTCTTCTTTGTAGCATAAAAAATCCGGATATCCTCTTTTTAGGGTGTTCCAACCTGCTTTTTGCATTCCTTGTTTTACATATTCTTCAGATGCCGTCATGTCCATCCCTTAAATTGATTTCGATTGGTCCTTAACGTACTCCTCTAATCTTTTATGTAATTGTTCTAATATTTGACAGTCCTTCCTATTGTGATCTAATACATACGCTAATGCTACCGGATCGCCTAGTTTTGCTCTCATCCAATAATTTCCTTTGATGTGGTTCTTACCTTTTATTCCTAGTGCTGCACAAGCGGAGTCTAATGAATTCCTATGTAACCGCATTTTGAATTTCACCATGAAATAACAGTCCTTATGTTTTAATGCACCAAATGGGAGGAAATTTAATTTATGCATCATCGCACGAGTTCGTATGAATGGTATATCGAATCGAGTTCCGTAGTATGTCACTATCTCATCATAATCTTTTAATGCCTCGATCAATTCTTTTAATATCCTTTTATCGAGAGTGTAGTTATTTATATCAACCACTGATATACAACCCTCACGATATTCTTCTTTGTCTCTGGTTTTAATAACCCAGGTTAACATATAATCGAAATTTGCCGTTAGTCCACCGCTTTCAATATCAAAGTATCCTATGCGTTTCTCTTTGTTCCTTTCCTTTAAATAACAATTTGGGTGTGCTAAATATGAATGCCCATGTTTACATCGTTGTGCTGCCATTTGTAATAGTTCATCTTTCTTAAATTTACTAATGTTCACCATATTCTTTCATCTCCTTTAACTGTACATACTTTTATCTTCTTTATTGTCCTGTTCTTGAGTAATTCCTTTTTTTGATTCCAAAATCTTTTTTAATTCATCAACTAATAATTTTTCAGTTTGATAGTGTTCGAGATCACTCTCTCTCATTCCTTCGAGAATCGTTATAAGTTGAAGTTGCAGAGTTGAGAATTCGTATTTATTTATCGGTCTCCAACATGTCAAGTAAAACCATAGTCTTTGACCAAGTTTCGGCGTACCTATAAATATTTTACTATTGCTCATCTTCATCATCCTCTTTCTTTAGTGGTAATTCTGCTTGACCATCACCGGATTGAAATATTGGTTTTGTGTTCTTAACAACAGTTGGTTCTCCAAATTTTACAACATACTGTGCTTTATTGCTATTTGAAGTGATGATCTCAATCTCTCGTAGTGTTTTCTTCATCTTCAATTTAGATTCTTGTGCTGAATCTATTTCATTATTTAATTTACACATTCTTGTATCATCCTCTGATTTTTCTGCCGATTTGAATGCCTTCTCCAATGCTGCTATCCTGCCGTTTATTTTTATAATCTCCGGGTGATTCTCATACTCCAATTCAAGATCGGATGATTTTGTTTTTTCTTTGAATCTTGATACAATTGTAAGTAGTGTTGGTTTTGAAATTTCTTTATTGTATTTCTCTTTTAATATCACACTTATTTTTGATGGGCTTGTTTCGTTTTCCTCCATCATTATTTTTTTTATTAGTGTTTCGATGAGTGCAATATCTTCCTTTGTTCTTCTTGCCATTTAACACTTACTCCTTGACATCATACTGTTCTTCATCATGTCATCGAATATTTTAATTAATTCTTTTTTTGTTATTTTATCTCTGGATGCTATGATGATTAATGTGTATTTATCTACAGTTTTGAAAACTTCTGAATCTTCTGATGAGTCATCGTATGTTATTTCTTCTACGTGGAAGTTTATTGTTCGCATTCCATGTGAGAATTTTTTAAGGAATGAGTGTAATATCATTGCAACTTCATTTATATCCAAATCAAAATAGATTTGTTTATCAATAATCAAGTGCTACACCCTCTCGCTGCGTTTATTGTTTTTCTCATGCACATTATTCTATCGTTAACTGTGACATACGGGTATCTCCTGTTCTTCATTGGTATGTCCACAATTATTGTGTAATTTATCCCATTTTGTTTTAATGGGTGCTCTATAAAAGATACGAGTGATCGGTGTTCTTCTTTGGCAATGTGTATTTCAATTTTCTTTTTTGTTACCATCGTGTTCTACCCCAGAAGTTCGATCCACCCAATCTGTTTCCTCTTTTCGAGTATTTGGAGTATTTAAATCGTAAATAATAGATGCATCGCACACAATACATAAAAGTGTCCCTTTGATCCATGCCATAGTCCTGCCACACCTGCTGCACCGATTCGTAATCTCGTCTGTCATTCATTTTCCTTCCTCTGTGCATTTTTCCAACGAGCAACGATGAATTATTGTACCATCCGGTAATTTGGTTTCAGAATAATTTGGACACGTTAAGCAGTTTGCCATTTTTACTCCTTATCACTATCTATTATGTCTTTCATGCTATATAAGCCTTTCGTCTATAAAATGTCATCGGGATCATTATCCTCCGATTCTCCCTTTTTCATTTTAACGTACTTCATGTAACAATAAATACAACCATGTAATATTTTTTTACCATCTACCCAACATTTTTGTCTTGGCTCTCGTTTTCCGCACGTTGGGCATTTTCTAATTGACCACCCCAATCCTGGACCGTCTATTGATCGTTGTTTGCATGAAAAGCAACCGCATAGTAGATCATCTCCCTTCTTCCAATATTCGAATGCA